TTTTGGATTATCCTCAACAAATTGTCTTACAGTTTGGTCAACTTGTTCTGGTGTTGTTAACGCCTGAATTTTTGATTGAAGTGTATCGGATATAGCAAATACTTTGGCGACAGCACCATATCTTGCTGGCATTGCCAACGACCGTGCTTCATAATCTCGACGAGTAACAACACGATTTTGTGCCGAGTATGATGCCAATGCTCGTTGACGAATTTCTTCAACAGTTTCACCATCCAATCCACCACGAGCTGGCATTTCATTATACACCGTTACTGTACTTATGATATCGTTGAACAGTGCCAATTCGGTTGAATTTAGTTCTGTTGTTCTATTGATAACATTTAACTGTCCAATCTGTGTAATTGTTCCCGAAGCAACGTTGGTTTCTACACCACCACCAGTAACATATTCTACTGTCAATGTGGTATTTGCTGGTGCTATACCAAAATTATCTGTGTTTAATAAATCTGTATTACTCAACGATACACTTGCTAAGTTCGTTCCATAATCAGAATTTGCTACCTGTTGAGAATCTAGATAGACTATATCTTCCGACACATTACCTCGTCCAGAACCAAATACTAATTGTGTATATTTTTCGGGAGTTAATCGTGTTGTAAATCTACGTGGAACAGATCTAAATTTTATGGAATATGAAGGACTAACTGATTCACTTACACTTGCTTGGTACGCTACTTCTCTGTCATCAATTATTGTATCTTGTGCCAAGAAGTCTACTTCATACCAAGGATACCCATCCGAATCAGTTACGTTCGTAACGGTAGTTACGTTTGTATCATTAATTGTTACAGTTGAAAATTTTGCTGGATCACCAAAGGTGACAGTTTGCTGACGTACATCACCCGCAATTACGTTTACCTTTTTTGTTACAAGATATGTGACGGGTAATAGTGTTACCGAATCTAATTGTCTTGGTACTATTGATCTGTCCGTTGGGTCATTAAAATCCACCAAGTCCGTAGTTCTAAATGTAACTATATTCGGACCTTGTGTAGATATTGTAGAGTTTCTATCAATTTTCAAGAAATATGTTGCGTCTGGAATATATCCGTCAGTTGCACCCAATGCTGGAACTATCTGAGAAATTAAAACTTCTGCTGTTGCTGGAACAAGCTAATAAATTTTCTTTGAAAGAATTATCTACATAGAAGGATAATACGTCACCAACATATGCAGCCAATTCCAACATAATCATACCTGGATTGGCTTCGTTGAAATCTGTCCAAGTTGTTGGATAGTAATTTTTAATAAATGTAATAAGATCACCTTTGAAGTCAACGAACGACTTGTTAAGGTATCGTACTTCTTTTGGTGCTACACTTAGTTTTTTTAATACATCATTGGTTGTAGCCATTGTATATCTCTATTAAAAATTTCTTGTTGTTAATCTTCCAGAAGCTATCAATCCACCAGTTGGTGATGATCCTAATAAAACTTGGACCTCTTCTGATATCAACGGATTGTTTGCAAAACTATAACGAACATATAAATTTATATCATTGTCGTTAACAAATGTATCTAAATTTAAGACTCGAATTTCTTGTAAGACAAGGTATGGCATAAAAGCATCTACTGCTTCTATGACATACTGTTGTGCTTTATCTTGTATCTCACCATCCTTTTGTTCAAACAATAGTCGCCACAAGTCACATCCAAAATTTGGATTTGCAACTCGTTCTCCTTTTCTAGTCAAAATTAAATTAATAAATTTTGATTTTTCGTTTGCCAACGGGTCAGGCGTAGTTTGGAAATACCCACGCCCACCACGTTGTAAAGGGAGAGTAGAACCAAGATAAACAGTTTTTGACATCTTACTTACTCAATCCCAACTTTTTCATTACGGCGCTGTAATCTTTCGTGATAGCTTCTACAGCCGGTTTGAACGCTGGATCATTTAAATTAACACCTTGTGGGATATTTTCTGGAAGTACCACATTATTTGTGGTTGCCATAATGGTATCTCCGTGACGTTCCAATCCCATCATCGCAGCCAACTTTGAACGGTCAAGTTTTGGCTTACTGGGTGCCGATGCAGTTTCGTTAACTTGTTGTATACCTTTAATTTGGGCTACAGCTTCTCCCAAAAGGTTGGGAAGAATTCTATTAACTTCTTCTTCGACAACGGTTCTGATGTATGCTTTTAGTAATGTTTTGTCCATTTTCTTCTCCTTAAAAAAATAACCATTTTTATCACTCTATTTAAATATCAAAAGATGAAACTCTATTCTGAGCTCTAGTTCTTGTGTTTTGATACTGCGTAATTGCGTTTTGTTGTTCACGTAATACCTGTGAACTAATATTTCGAGTTTGTTGTATAAGATCATTTCTTGCTCTATTAACTGCTTCGGAACGTATAGCTTGTCTAGTTTGTAAGTTTGCTCTTGCCTCACGTAACGAATTTCTTGCTTGTGTCAGTCCTCGTTGAATTTTGTCTTTCTTAGGATCAACAATTTCAAATCCAGCTTGTTCTACAGCTTTTTTGTATGCTTTTTGATAAAATTCCCCATCCTTTTTCTTTAATGTTTCCAAGGCTTTCTTATATTTTGCAAAGAAATTTGCTTTGGTAAAATTAAATGTTGGTAATTTAGGAAACTTTGGAAACCGAATGATACGTGGGATTTCTCTTAATTTTAAGATTCTACCAAGAACATCAAGTCCTTTTTTCAATGTTTCCTTTGCTTTTGGTATGTCTTGAAATAATGCTTTTAAAATTGCCTTCTTGACAGCCTGAGCAGTTTTAATTACAAGTTCTAGTGCAGCTTTTGCTCGTGTATAAGCCTGTTCTAAGCTATCAAGCTTATCAATCAGTATCGTTAGAGCAGCTGATGCTGCAGCGTCTGGTAAATTTATCAGTGCGTTAAATAACGAGGTAAACTTATTAATCTGATCTTCTAATTTTCTTGTTAGTTTTGTTAGTCTATTAGTTAATTCAGTTAACGCACGTAAATCGTCTAGTTGTTCGACCAATCGTTTTATTTTTGGGTCTATTCCACGTAATATTCTATCCCGAGGATTCTCTGGAACTATTACCCCGTTAACTTTTCTACGTTGTATTGCGTTTGTCGGTAGTACTTGTGGTTTATAATTTTTCAATCTATCCAATGATTGTTCACTAGAACTTATTAATTCTTGTGTTATCTTGGATTGTATTATTGGAAAATTTTGTCCATACTTTTGTACAATACCACCAGGAATTATTTCCGGTCTAAAAGTCGCCAACGCAATAAGTGTTTCCAAGGGAACTTCCCGTGGAATGTTACTGATTGTAGATATATTCGAGGTACTATTAGTTGCTCGTTGTAAATAAGCACCAAAATATTGTTCGGATAATGTAGTCATAAATTATAATTTCGAAGTAGTTTCATCGTCAAAGAACTTTCTAAGATTTCGTATAGAAGAATTGGTTGCAACTTCTCTACCGAAATCAATTGTAGAAACTCCCGAAGAACCTAGTCCAGTAACATTTTTTAAGCTTTCATTTGCTGGTAAATCTCCAGCCAATGTTCTCTCATTAGTTTTCATTACGAAATTATCGTTAGATGCCCATAGTGGTTGAAATGGGTCTGGGAATACTTGGTACTTTGCGTATACCACCAACATTCTTGCGATTAACGCAGGATTCACGATACCAGAGGGTCCGAGAGTTAGTGGAGAGGTAGACATGATTGTTCGTAGTAATTCAAACAAAAATAATTTTAATGGTTTTGCCATTGCAATAGGAGATGCATTTGAACTTCTACCACCCAAGAATATTTCGTTACCGTGGAACGTAACATTTCTATCGGCACTAATAAGAACATCTCGTTTAGTATTCACTATGGTATCTTCTTTTGAATCTAAACTAATAGTTTTTTCTGCGAACAGATTAATTAAATTTGGTGTTCGTATAGTAACGTTTCCGGCAGAATCTAATGTAAATCCATCATCTAACGTGTTAAGATGTATGCCTTTTTTCGAAAACATATATATGGATGTTTGTTTTGCATTAAATATTAACTTATCGGAATTTATTAATATGGATGCACCATCAAATATAGGTTTCTCAAACGTTGAACGAAGATGGATATTTGTACCATACGTTGCAGGTACCAATGGTAATATCTGTTTTGATACCATATATATCGAACTGGCGTCTGCGTTAAGTGATTCGTTCGTCAATCCAGCAGGTCCGTCAGCAGTTCTTATTACAGATGATTGTCCAGCACGTAAGATAATATTTGGAAATTGTTCACCATCGGACGCTTGACTTAACTGACTACTTCCTAGTCGAATGGATTGTCCATATCGTCCTTGATAAATAATGTCTCCTTCAAATGCTTTGACAGGATTTACATTTAATTCTCTAAAATTATCACCTGCGTTGGTTTTAATTTTGGATGCTTGTGTTGTGACTCCACGAAGTGCTTGTCGTTGTCTATCAATCGCATTTTCCGTTCGTGCCGCTTCTAATATAGTTCCAACAACAGGATGTGCGTTTTCTGATATTTTTCGTTTGGTGTTAAGTGGTCCTATATACCAATAAGTACCTAACATTTTAAACACCAATACATATTCTCCAACTAGTGGATATGATGTTTGATATGGTATAAGCGGGTCCGCCCAAACCAAGTTTTTACTTCTGGTGTCTTGGTCTGTATTTACAAACCGTACTTTGGCACGACCAACGTTTGCCGTTGTACTTTATTTAATTCTCTTTGAGATTGCAAATATATCTTCTTCGATATCTTTACCTTCATCTTCCAGTTTTTCAACTTCCATCTTTAAGTCACCTAATAATGCCTGTTTTTCTGCTTCCGAAAGTAACCCATCAATGGATTCTCCCTTGGCTGCAACACCAATAATACGTTGGGCAATTTGTGCAACACGTATTAAGTGTTCATCATTTTTGACATTTACTTCAATAAAGTCTTTTATAACAGGACCAATAACTGCTGCATCTTCTGGGGTTCTGATCAGCATAACCAACTTAGAGACAAACGTATTAATTTGTTGTCTCTTAGAGTCGGTATTCTTATAGATTTCTGAAAAGAGGTCGGAAAGTGATTTTCCCTCAAATATTTCCTTGTCTAAACTCATAATAACCTCCAAGTTACTACAATATAAATAGTTAGAGGCTATTTTTTATACGTAAAATATGCAGATGGGTCGGAAATATGTCCTGTTCGTCTAAATTCTTGCATTTGGACTAAAACGTGTCCTCGCATCTTGTTGATTACCTTAGTAATATGCGAAGTTTTGTGGTTAGTCATTTCCCTAATCATTAGGTAGAGAGCTTTTTTATTGAAATTATCAATGTTATCCACTCGTCGGAGTAGTTCAACAACCGCGGTGGCGATATCCAAATCTCTCTTTTTCTTGAAAATCTTCGTGGTGTTAAAATCCCAATACTGAACAAGTAGTTGGATGAAATCACGCATATCACTCTTTACTTCGTGTTCTTCTGGCTCCGCAACTAGAATTTCTTCTAACGAAAATGTTTCATCAGTCTTGTCCGCCAAGTACACAGACCGCTTCTCTTCCTTATATGCGTTGTTATTATGCAATATAAGATAATTTTTTGCGATTACACTAAAATATGAAAACGCTTTACCTTTACCAGATGTAAATTTGTGTAAGTTTATAACCAAAAAGGAAACAACTTCCGACTTTACATCTTCAAAGCTACCTTCCATATAAGGAAACTTGAATCTATTAATTACATTTTCGGCCAATTTATCGAATGGTGCCCAAATGTACTCCCGATAGATGTATTCTCGTTCATCTTGGTCAGTACTTTGGTTATACTTTATAATTGCATCTTCGGTTTCTTGTGTAAAATAGACCTTGCCCAACTTAGTTTTCTTTCGACCCATCGTTTGAATCACTCCCATAAATTAGCGGACGTAAATCATTTATGATGTCCGTAATTTGAGAAAAGACTTCACCAACCTCATCATCTTTCTCAAACATTTGTCGTTCATCAATTATCCGCATTGTGTGTAATGTTATGCTCAGACGGGAATAAAAATTGTTGACGGCATCTTCCATTATTTCAACTTTACGTAACGTATTCCATGTTGCGTAACAAAGTAGAATATTAAACAATAGACTAATAACAACAATTACTATCATATCTTTACCAAGTTGTAGATTGAAAAGGTTTGCATGTACTCACGAATACTTGTTCCGTTCGCGTCAGTTCTACCTTTAAAATCTGAATTATTGAAAAAGTTGATAACATTCTGTGGTCCTGCCAAATGTGCTGCTGCCAAGATGCCAGAACGTGTAACTTTTATTCCCTTTACTACCTTACCGCTATATTTTATAATAATATTATGTAATTCTTTATTGTTTAGTCGCATATTTGCAACCATTACAGAGTCTTGAAGTTCTGAGTTCTGTAAGAATTGCTTCTGTGTAACTCTAAATCCTAGCATTCTAACCGTACGAGGATCAAACTGATACTTTCCCATCATTCCGAATCTGTTCACCACATGCAAAGTATTATCACTTTCCCGTTCTGCCATATGGTTAAGAAACTTTTCAAGTTCCGTTGGTTCCGACCGAACAATACGATTCGGTACATAAACCTCATTTATTTTCAACATCAAAAGAACCATTAATGTCGAAAAGACAGTTATTACCTGTTTCATAATTTCTCCTGTGTTAGAGAAGGTGCGGTCTTGCCTCACTAATTCCAGCGTTAGTGACTACAACATACGAGGGACAAAATTCATCAATACTCATTGCTCCTGCGTATGATAAGGCCGACCGTAATCCATCAGTTAATCCATCCACGATAAACTTTGCTTTACCCTTGAATGGAACAATGGTGGATTCACCCTCAACATTACGAGTTTTTTGACCGTGTATACTCTTTGTTTCCAAAGAAGCTGCTCCACGATATCTTTTATATAAACCATTTTGTTTTTCAATAATAGCCCCAGGCGCTTCCTTTGTTCCTGCCAAAAGCGACCCAAGAATTACCGAACTTGCTCCAACCGCCAACGCTTTAGCAATATCACCACTATTACGAATACCACCACATGCAATAATAGGAACAGTTACTGCGTTTGACGTTTCCAACAATGACGTAACATTTGGTACACCAAAACCAGTTTTAATACGAGTAGTACACAATGAACCACCACCGATACCTACTCGAATTGCATCTGCTCCCCAGAATTCTAATTCTTCTGCTGCTTCTGCGGTTGCTACATTTCCTGCAATAACGTCAATATGAGGAAAGTTATCTTTAATTTTGATGATAGCTTCACGGACAAACGAATGATGACCGTGGGCTACATCAATCAATATAACATTTGCACCAGCATTAATCAAGTCTGCCATTGCAATAGCCATTTCAGACTCACATACCGTGTCCATAGGTGATGCAATGAGAGGAACTCTAATACTATAATTAGTTGTTAATCTAGTAGTAAGGTCAATTTGTGACCGTGATTCAATATCCGAATACTGTGGTATCAGCTGGATATCATCATAGGTTAGTGCTTGTTTACCGTGTAATGGTATCATAATATGCGTTTTGCTCCCGTTGTCTCTTGATGTCCTTGATGTGATAAAGTGACCACTCTTCTTCTGCTGGAAGTGGTGCGTGTGTTTGATATCCTACGATTCGTTCATGCACCTTACCTTCCCATCTAATACGTTCTGTATTTTTATACAGTCTAGTTTGGTAGTCAGGAAACATTACCCATCCCTTGTCGTTCAGTGTCCATCCCCAACTACGAATATCATCTTCTGTTAATCCGTTTACCACATTTACTCGTGGAATTAAGAACATATCTACATTGGTATTATTATACACTATATCATGCAAATATGTCAAAAGATTATTATTAAATTTTTCATCAGCATCAACTTGGAAAATGTAATCACCTTCACACAAAGAATTAAGATAATTTTTATGTGCAGCAAAATCATTATTTAATGCATGTGAAAATAGACGAATTTTGTCCTGTTGTTCATATCCATATAAAATTTGGGATGTAAATGCATCAGTAGAATGATCGTCCACAACAATAATTTCGTCACCGGTTTTTTCGCAGTGAGGAACCAACTGGTCAAGTAGTTGTTGAATATAATGACCTTCGTTGTGGGTTGTAATTGCAAAACTAATCATAGTAACTCCCAATATTTAAATAAAGCTTTTTCTTTGGCTTTTGCTTCTAGATCAATGTCAATATCTAAACCGTAGTCATCAATACGTTGAAACACATAGTCAGCGTGTGCACGAGGATTGCCACGAACATTTTCATTAATATTTTTACTTTCACTATAATGGAATAGTGGTTTGGTGTCCCAAGTAGATGCAGCGAGATGTGCAGCGTCTATTGAAGATATTCCATCTTGATGAAATGTATGATGAAAGTAATCAAATGTCAAGGGAACACCGACACGAGAAGTAATCTCACGATGTAACTGCTTGATGGAGAATGCGTTTTGCTTGTCATCATTCTCAACCACCAAACGCTTTTTACAGTTGTCGGAGAGTCGGTCAAATGCACGAAGCCAACGGTCAATAGTATCGTCGGCGTAATTCATACCAACGTGAATATTAAGACAATTATAATGTGATGCTTCCAACCCCATCAAATCAAAGACTTCGGAGTGATGTTCTAGGTCGTGAATAGCGTTGTCTACAACTGTTGGTTTAGCAGAACCCAACTTCACAAAATGGTCTGGGTGTGCTGTGATTCGCTGCCCACTGTTATAAGCCATAGCACCGGCGGCAAGTAGGTATTGACTAATTTTGTCGTAGTGTGGTAGGTCAGTCAGTTTATATTTGGAGTTCCACGGAAACAAATCCGATGACAACCGAAATACCTTGACGTTATTCTCTACGTTCCATTTAATAATTTTTACTAGATCTTGTGCGTTTTGTAGTGCGAGTTCTGATGCGTACTTAACACCACGTTCCAAGAAGGTGCGTTGAATCATACCACGATTGGTGGTAATTTTTTGTTTTTGTAGTGTGGTATTGATACAACAGTAACCGACTTGATGTGGCATATAAGTAACCTTAACCTAGTTAATGTATTACATATGTAACATAACATATATCTAATATACTACACAACACCGGTATTGTCAAGTCTTATTTTATAACACCATTTCTTTTTGCCCACCACTTTTCCATAACTTCTTCTGTTTCAGCTTTTGTCATATACTGTGGAAATGGATCATTTTCATCCCAATCACCATTATTAAATGGTATTATTTCACGCTCTTCTTCCACGGGTTCCTCGTCGCGTTTTATCATCGTTTCCTCTTGCACAATTGACTCAGGAACGACTTTCTCTTCGCTGGTGAACACTGTTGTTGGGTTGCTTACTTCTGTGGGTGGGTTCTCATTAAAAATAGTTAATTGTTTAGGTTCCTCTACTACTTCACCACGTTTTTCCAAGAAATTATAAGCTAATACTAGACAAATAGAGAGTGGATCAAATACCAATACAATTATTAATATAAACCATTTAACTACTGTATCTAGTGGTACTCCGATTGCTTTGGAGATATATACGAACGTACCAATATCAGAATTAGTATTGATTTCAACTTCCTTTGTTAAACTACGTGCTTTCAAACTATCTCGTTGAAGAGAGGTTTGATTAATTTCTTTTTGTAGTGCTGTTGCGGTTCTATTCAATTCTGTTAATGAATTCTGTGCTGCTCGAATTGCTGTATTGGAACCCGTGGTACTTTTACCGATGAGGTTGTCTATACGATTTTCTTGCTGACCACGAAGTGCAATAATTTGATCTAATCGTGCAGTCTTTCGTTTAATTTCTTCATCCAATGTTTGTGCTTGTGAATTATAAATTTGGATATCAGCATTCATCTTTAATGGTTCTGCCGCAACTTTAGCGTACGCAGAGGATAGATAACCGTAAATACCCGCTGATGTGATACCAATTAAAACTACACTAGCAACTAACATATAACTCTTTAATACTTTTGGTACTTCCGTCCAATATCTGTATAGAAAGGAGATACCAACCAATTTACCCAATTCCAAAGCACTGGCCATTACCATAGCAGACACCGCTGCTCCTGCGAACAAGGTACCAATACCTGTCACAGAGAACAATGCAGCACATCCTGCGATTGCTAATGCAGTAAATGAAACTAGTGTTTTGAAATTAAAAATTTTATTCATAGTTTACTCCAAGAAAAAACGGGTCGGACTTTTAGTGACCGACCCGTTATATTTTCATTTTATCTCCCAAAGGCTAGAGGTTTTTGAGCCTATACATAACCGATAAGGATCACCCCCTGGTTAATCGGTTATATGTGAATGACAAGTACAAATTAAGCAACTGCACATCATTCTGACCTCCTGTTTTTTGTAACGGTGATTATTTAATCGTAACCTTTTTTGTTTCTGGCTCCTTTGTCAACTTTTGGATTGTAATTATAAGTAAACCATTATTGAACTTCGCATCTACATCTGAGACATCCAATTGGTCACCAACTTTAAACGACCGGCTGAAAGCGCTTCGCTTCAACTCGCGGAGGAGATAAACTGCTTTATCAGTTTGTTCAGTGGATTGCGATGCCTTACCAGATATAGTGAGAACTCCATCCTGCACTGAGATATCAATTTCATCTTTTTTATATCCTGCTAATTCTGCTTCAATTAACACAGAATCATCATTTGAAATAACATTGACCTTTGGATATGATGCCTTTCCAAACGGTTCAACACCTAAATGTTCAAATAATTCGGGAAAACTATTTCGTGTCATATCATCAAACATCTTATCAAACGTGCTGATAAAATTGTCACGACTATTTAACACATTGGTACTAAACGGACGAAAAACTAAACGAGTCATAAAATGACCTCCTATGTTATGTGATCCCGATAGGGCATCACGGTAAAAAGGACTCCACCACAGCGGTGCGAGTCCTATATAAATATAAAGTTTATGTAGTTTTAAATTAGTTTATAAGAGCCACGAATCGGGTTTGAACCGATGCGCTCCCGCTTACAAGGCGGGTGCTCTACCAGCTGAGCTATCGTGGCGTTTACGGACAGGGAGGGATTCGAACTCTCGGAACCTTTCGGTTCGACGGTTTTCAAGACCGTTGCAATAGACCACTCTGCCACCTGTCCCGAAATAAAATAAGAACGCTCCCTATCAAACAGTTACCTGTTCTTCCTGCCACCACAACAAGTGCGCCACACTACGCACGGGATGTTCTTATTAAAATGGAGCGGTCTGCCAGAGTTGAACTGCTCTTGTAAGCTGGAAGCTTACCGTGCTGACGTTACACTAAGACCGCGTGTTGTTACTTGGCTGCTGGACCTTCCTTTGGGGTGACCACGGTTGTGTCTGCTGCCTTGATTGAATCGGTGTTCAACTTAGTTGAATCAACTACCACTACGGTACTATCAGTGGTAACTTCACCCTGAACTTCTTCTGTCTTGGCACATGCCGTCAAACCAACTACTGCTACTGTAAGGATAAACTTGTACATTATGTACGCTCCATAAAATGAATAATGAAACAACCATTTAAAAATACTACGATACTACAAGTTGCCCTCCATGGAATCGAACCACGATTCGCTGATCCAAAGTCAGCTGTATTGCCATTATACGAGAGGGCAATGGTGGGAAGGGGATTGATAGATTCCACTCTATCCAGCACCCCACGGACTAGAACCGTTTCCCATGCTGTTGCAACATTCCACCAAGTTGCCAAGCGTGTACACCCGCGTTGTATACACAAAACGGTAGAGTTCATTAATTAACGTCAGACCACTCTACCAAGCTGACGGGATCAATTAGTGATTACGCTTACGATTCTTCCAACGATTTCTTCGTTTTTTCGAACCGACCTTTCTCCGACCTTTACCGCACTTTTTAGGATGTGGCATCTCGTTCTCCAAAAATGGTCCCTGAGGGACTTGAACCCCCGCACTTCGAATTATGAGTTCGCTGCTCTAACCGACTGAGCTAAGGGACCGATAACTTCTATACAAGAGTTACTATTGAAAATTTACATAACCAGTCCGCCCCGCAGGACTTGAACCTGCACATCTTCGGTATATAAGACCGCTGCTGTCACCATTTAGCTAGAGGCGGATAATTCTATTTTAGTACCGCGTACGGGAATCGAACCCGTCTTACCAGAGTGAAAGTCTAGCGTCCTAGCCGATAGACGAACGCGGCATCACATCAACATTAAAAATATACATAGTCTGTTACTGTTTGTCAAGCCTTGAATGATATCAAAATCCCCGATATGCCATAATATTAGTTATTTTTTCACCAACTACACTAATACTATCTACTACCTTTACTTTTTTATCATCCAAATATACTGTAATTTCATTTACCGATGTTCTGTTATTTTCACCGGAATTATTTACAACAATTCGAATTGATTTAAATTGTTCAAATAATTTTCGGTTTTCTTCCAATACAGCTACTTTACCAGTAAATACATTTTCGTTCCATTCCGACAGTACTACATCATCTGCGTATAGTGTACTTAATCGTTTTAAATCTTTTGCAGAAAATGCATCGAAGTATTCTTTTACTATGTTTCCAATAGGTTTTTCTCTACTTAGTGGAAACAACAACCACGCAACTAAATACACAGTAACAATTGGAAGTGGTGAAAAGAAAGAACAAATAAATACAAATCGGATGAATACAGGATCTATATTTAATTGCTCACCAATTCCTCCGCAAAATCCAGCAAGTCTTTTATTGGTTGCACTACGATAAAATTTTCTCATATATTCTCCTAGTTAGTCGGGGCGGAGGGATTTGAACCCCCGACCTCCTGCTCCCAAAGCAGGCGCGATACCAGGCTACGCTACGCCCCGAAGTGCTCTCGGTGAGACTCGAACTCACAAGCCTTGCGGCAGCAGTTTTTGAGACTGCCATGTATACCATTCCATCACAAGAGCGTTCATTACTTCCATTCATTCATTAACATTTTAAATGTGTAGTACAGCGGGAAAGGTGTTGTCCTGCAATCGGGTGATGAGTAGTTGCAACTCTTATCTGTGTATCGTCGTTATTCATCCTCAACTCAATGGAGTTGTTATCGGATATTTTTCTGCACGACCACCCCTATACATCGTCGTTATTCATCCTAACCCCAGGGGGTTTTCATCAGACGCCTTTCCATACGACCACTAACCGGCTAAGAGCCGTCCTGCTGTACTACATGGCTCGCTTGGGAGTCGAACCCAACTTTCTAGGTTATGATCCTAGCGTGACACCAGTTCACTTGCCAGCTACTGAAATTCTACACCTTGCCATATATTCAATGATTTCCTTATTTTCAAGTATAATCAATGCTTCTTCTAATGTCAAGTATTTAATTACCATAATATTCTCGTGTTGTAAAACATAACGACAGGACTTACGACATAAGACATTCCATTCTTTCTGTTCGCCTACTACCAGTGGGTTGGTGGTTATCGTTATGTTTAGAGCACGTGGCGGGAATCGAACCCGCGTCTCTAGCTTGGAAGGCTAGGATAATAGCCATTATATGACACGTGCGGCGAGGTCTTTTTCACGCAGTTCCTCATCTTCGGTCTGGCACGATTCCAGACGAGTTGCGCTTGCTTTTAAGCTGCTTTCAACCCCCACAACTATTTTTTATTCAGAAAAATACTTATTCAAAGTTTCTAACTTATCATCGGCATCAACAAGCATCTGTAATGCTTCTTCTGCATTCTTATAAAAATCACCAGTAGAATGGTCACCAATCCCAACAGGAACATTCATCAACAAGTCCAGTGAGAGAAGTGCCTTCTGTCGTTCTGCTTCTGCTTGCGTTCGTAACATTTCAACTACACGTGCTTTCATAATAACCTCCATTAGTAAAATGGACGCTGAGGGATTCGAACCCCCGACATTTTGCGTGTAAAGCAAACACTCTAACCAGCTGAGTTAAGCGTCCGTTGTTGTCTATGAAGCCCTTTCACAAAATGTCGGACAACGCGACTACCGAGCGCAAGTATACGCGTATCAAGCTGGGCCGCCCTCGGAATTAAAAATGGATCCAGTCGGGATCGAACCGACGACCTTTCGCTTGCAAAGCGGATGCTCTCCCAGCTGAGCTATGGACCCGTGTTGTACGGAATTAAATTTAACAAGTATTCCTGATTTGTCAAGAACCATTCATACGTTAAATTTTCTGGTATTTCTATTAATTGGTTTTGACCACGTTCTAAAATGGTTAATCCCAACTCTATGTTAAATGTTTTAACAGAAAAATCTGTACGTTGACTTCTGAATTTTGCTACTGCTTTCCACACATCTCCTGTCCACAATCCACGTTCACATAATTCTGTGTGGTGTGGCATTGGTGAACGTTGCATCAATTCGGTATGTGGTTTTGTATCGTGAACAAATATGATACCATTATCATTTAGATGTCGAATGCTGTTATCTATATCTCTTAGGACTTGATTACATTCGTGGTCACCATCAATGAAAATAATATCATACATTTCGGTACAGTTTTCAAAAAACTCATCAGATGTCATAGGGTATAACATATCTTTGTTATATGGATCTACCCCGTGCTTGATTGCACATTCTACATTGTAAAATGTACCACCGTTACTAACACCGATTTCTAAGTATCTTGTATAATTTCGTTCAGCAATTACAGAATTAAATAATTCAAACATATTTTCTCCAAGAGCGAGAGATGGGATTCGAACCCACGACAACGTGCTTGGCAAGCACGGACTCTACCACTGAGCTACTCTCGCATTTACTACACAGGACCAACTTCATAATGCGTCAATACTTTTCCTTTTAATGCTGCTTGTGCATCAACATCATTACGAAACAT